GGAGAACAGAGCTGGCTCTCTGTTTCGACTCCGCTTGTACGCAACAACCTTTGCGATTTCCTTTGTCCCTAATGTTTCCCAACCTCTTACGCTACGCGCTTTTCCTACTACCTGCTCTGGCAGCTACGTTCTATTCTAGCCGACGCACTACGAGTTGCACCTTACGGTGGGACGCGCTACCTTCGGCTCCGTAACATTTACCCTACCGATCTGTTGGCGGGCCAGAGAGTTCCACGATTCTTGAGGTCATCATCAGATAGCTATTCTGACTACATACCGTAGCACCGCGGCACGAGCTTCCCCGTTAGCTCACCTTTAATCTGTTGAGGCCCGTCATAGCGACGACGGCTGACCCGAAGGCCTTACTGCAACAGGGTGGGCTCGGACGCCACTCGTGTAAGAAATAACGCGCAGTTTCAGGGCGAAGGTAGCCGGCGGGACGCCGTTCCTCGCTGCCTAAGTCTGCGATCCTCCAAGGCGTGTCTGCTCAACACGCGCAAAAAACCAAACTTTCCTCGAAGAGATGGGGTACGACCTCATCAAGGACAGGGGAGAAATTGAAGGGACGGCGGGGGGAGCGTTTAAGTGAGTAAGAGATCTCTAGACCCGGCTGGTCGTCAACCCAGTCCGGTTCTCCAGGCACGAGTATCTCGGGGCAGTTAGCAATGACTGCATCCAGTACTGGTGTGACCCAGAGTCTCTTCCAACACTTAGCAACCCTAGTTAGTCTAAATTTGGACCGCAACTTAGTGAAGCGACGGTGAGGGTTTTTCTTTTTAGACGGGGGTACAGGTACCCCCTGCCATTCTTTCACGAGGGAAGTGATGACTTCATCGCTGGCCTCCTTTATCTTCCTCTCCATCGACGGAGTAGTGAAGATAGGGGGACCGAGAGAAAACGGAACTCTTCTTTCAACGCCAGTTGTCATAGGCTCTTCAGTAGGCTGATCGAACAGCGCTCTGAACCATGACTTCTTGACGAGGTAGTTCCACCAGCGACGAGGGATTGACGAGAGGGGGATTTGGACTCGAGCGAGAAGCTGTCTGATCGGGTAGGTTATGAGGAACCACGCCGCGGTAGGAAAAGACAGCTGCCTACACAGCTCGAAGAGAGGGGTGGCAAGTGAGCCGACAGGGCACTTCCAGGAATCGGATGCGAGAAAGCCGAAGCACAGTTTCTTTACCATCTTTGACGTTTTAAAATTGAACGTCTGGGAGTTTAGATCACCGTACTTAGCCGACCGCATGGTCTTACTTCTGTTGATAACGAAGCCGACTTCAGACGTACTGTGAAGCCAGCTATAGTAAAGACCACTTTCTCCTGTGAAGAGTATGTCGTCACCGTTGATGAGAACAGAATGATCACGGCCGTAACCTGCAAGTTTAAGAGCTCGTTCGAAACAGATCCGATTAAGGATGCAAAGAACAACGAAAGAGCCTAGGTTACCCATCATACTACCTCTCACCACCGGCGCATTGACCACTTTTCCACCCACCTCTACCGTGACGAAGCACTCTTTAAAGCTTCTCACAAACAAGTCCGCCTCCCGGGGGGGTAAGTCGTCGGCGAGGGTTTCGACCACGGCAAGAACTGCATCGGAGTTCAGATTGTCGGTCGAAGCCTCGTAATCGCCGGAGATGTAATCGTGGCCAGGGTGAAGACCAAGACGGAGGGATTTGAAGTGATCTGGTGTGACGTTGCCGCGCACAAGCCAGGGTCTGCGTGAGATTCGGTTGTATGCAGACTCGTGAACAGGACGCAGGACGTCCTTCATCACGGCAGTTTGCATAGTAACTATCCTCATCTTACCCTTCGACTTGGCGACTCCTAATCGACACCCAGACGCATCACTGCTAAGCTCATCAATTTTCAGACCGCTTTCGCGCGCGGCATTGAGCTCTCCCCTGTAATTGTCAAGGTACCCTAACTGATTGTAGATCTCGTCAATTCTCCTCTCCTCACGGAGAGAGTTATCTACAGGAACAGATAGAGTACCTCCCTTTCCCAATTCCATTTCGTAACATCCCTGCTGGTCCGGGACGTACACCCCCTTCCTCTCTCTAAACCACCCCTTCCCCATTATCCTTCTGGTCCTTCTCTTAATGTCAAGAAGCACTCCAGGTTCCGTGCGGCCGGGTTTACCGGGACTGTCGCACCCCCTGTTAAGCGCTTGAGAGGACCATTTCTCCTTCGCCTTGAGGCCGGCCTCGACGTCGCAGTTCGATTGGGGGTTTTTTTGAGAGCACGGTTCATCGAAAAGAGTTTTCGTGCCCTTAACGGCGTTCGCGAAAACAAATCGTGCCTCCCCTTTCAATCTGGATCCTTGTCGATCCGTCCATTCCTTCCATCTCTTCTGCAAGGACTCGCAGCTGTCGGGTACATTCGCGCAGAACTCCTCACGAGTGAGGTGTTCACGTCTCAGTACCTGGCTGACGAGTAGCAGATTTTTTGCCGTGCGTTGTGCCGAAGAGCACACGCGGCGAGAATCTCGTCCTACGTTATTAACGAACATAGTTGTAAGACAAGTTCTTGCGACGGGTTCACCTGTGTTTGACATACG